TCTCCATGATGTGCTTAAGCTGGGCACAGCCGACGTCGTTCATCGTCTTGAGCATGATGGTTTTGATCCGATGCTCTTGGTTGCCCATCAGGGCCATCGTCAATTCGTTGAGCGGCATCTTGCCGTCAGGTGCAGGGCCTAGGTCTTTTATGGGCCCCAGCTTGGATGTGAACTCAAACAGGTTAACCGGCTCGGCATGGTGAATAATCTCAACCGTCGATGGCGGGGACGTCTTGAAGTTCAGAGTATTTGGCACACGCAGGATGCGTGCTTCATCCGCTGTCACAACGGGGTCGGCTACGAGGTTGTGCTTAACGCACAGCGCCTTAAGTGTCTCGGCTACGGGCTTCCATTCCTCGCGGCTGATGTCAGCTTCGAGTGCCCAGTATGCGTGTACCCCCCTGCCAGAGTTTACGGTCGTCGGCTTAGGCAGGTTAAGTTCTAGGCAGAACTCCTCTAAATCTTCGAGCGCGTCTTGGCGGGATTCATAGTGCTTACCCTCACCGCAGTCGATGTCCAGCCAGAATGCTTTGAAATATTTGGCGTTGTCTCGGGTGCGGCTACCCTTCTTCTCGTACTTTGCGCAGGCAAAGTAGACATCAAATTCTTTGGCTAGTAGTTCGTCAATCTCCCTGTTGGCTTCTTCTAGGGTTTGCACGAAGGTTTGCTTCGGCAAACTGTCTTTTTTCAGTCCGACTATGCAGTACCACCCTTGATCGGATAGTACTTCGGACAGTAGTTTTGTATCAGCCATTTATCCGCCTTACGTGCCATTCAGTTTGTCTAATATTTCCTGTATCTTCCCCTCCATCTTTTTCCGTGGTTTCCCTTTTCCAGAAAACCAGTTGTAGACAGCCATGCGGGACACGTTGAAAAACTCAGCAACTTGAGAAACAGGAATTTCTTTTTTAATACAGACCCGACCAAGCAGAACCCCGATGTTGCTAGGGTCTGCCTGCTCGTTAGCACGTACGATACGGAGACTGTATCCCCGGTCGTCCATAGGTTACTCGTCGTCCGAAATCCACTTGTTCATAATAGAACCCAAGTCACCTTTGGAAGTGGGTTCCTGTTTCTTGGATGCACGCTTCTTGGGCTCCTCTTCAGCGGCTTCCTTGGCTTCGCTCTTCTCTTCGTACTTCGGGAAGAAAAGCGTTGCGGCTTGCTTTGCTGAATCGGTATCACCCTTAGCGACCACTGCCTGCCACTCATCCCGCTCCAAGAACTTAATCGGTTTGAAGGTCAGCTTGGGTGTGGCACTGTCGCTGTCAAGGCGCATCTCGGTAACGAGAGTGTTGATGTTCTTGCCCTGAGCGCCGACGTACTTAGCGTACTGTTGGAACGGCATCTTGTTCAGGTCGGTGCTGTTGCCGAAGATAGAAGTAGCGGCTAACTCCAAACCATAAACGTCGCCGTTGACGTCGTCGGCCAAAACCACAGCCAGACGTTGCTTGTAACGGCAAGCCCTACCACCTCCTTGTCCCGAGCCCTTGATGTTCTGGGGGCAGTCGGCGCAACTAGAGTGCTGGGGGTTACGGGCGTTCTCGTCTGGCTTTTCGCCGTCCGCTGACCAGCAGTCGGGTGCTGAGGGGGCGCTGGGGTCATAGGTGCCAGCATAGAAAGTACGACCGACCTTACGAGCACCGTTGACAATCACGATGTTCATAGCGCGGTTTTCGTTCTTGGCAATCTCTTCGCCGTTAACAATCAGACGAAACACACCGCCGCGAACCGAGATCCGCTTAGAGCCAGCACCGCCACCCGCAAGGGCTTTGGTCATGTCATCAACTTCTACTTCCCGCAGGTAGTCAGGAAGGTCTTGCTGAAAGAGCGTTAGGTTGCTCATGGTAAATCTCCTTTGGTTACTTACGACGAACTACAACAGAATACTCGCTATCCACGTTAAGACCACGGGGGAGCAAGTCAGGGTTTTCCTCCAAGAACTGCTTCATGTTGGTTTGATGCAACCGCTTTTCGAGCAAGTCGAAGGCATCGTTTTCCGAAATGAAGTCATACATAGATTCCCAGTCGTTGGTCCAGTACCTAGACTTGACGGTTCTGTATGCTGTTCCGAAGGGGGTTCCGGCCTTATCAATGCCAGACTCTTTGAAGTGATCCAAAAGTGTCTGTGAGATAACAGCCATCTCGGCTTCGAGTTCCTTCATCTTGTTGTCGGCATCGCGCTTAATTTCATCACGCGAGTCTCGAATCTTGATGTAGGCCTCTACCAGCTTATCAACTGCTACTGCTGATTTTTCTTGGTCCATATTGTCCTCTTGGTTTGCAGGCACGAATGCCAGTTAAAACAGAATACATCTGAAACTTGAGACTGTCAAGAAGAAATTTCGTTCCGATACAAATCCACAAGTTTGTTGTGGGTATCGAGTTTGTTCTCCAACATTGCATACAACTTCTGCTCCACGGGACTGCCTTGGATGTGAACCACCGTGACTGGGTTGACCTGTCCTTTACGATGCACTCGGGCGTTGGCTTGAAGGTACGTCTCCACGGACGTCACGGGGGAGTACCAGATAACGACGTTTGCCGCTGTAAGAGTGACGCCGTGTGCCGCCGCTTGAGGCTGGATGACAAGGACTTGGGGGTCTTTATCCTCTTGAAACCGCTTGAAGATGTCGGTCCGCTTGTTGACCGGCACCGCACCATTGATGATCTCGTTAGTAATCTTGTGCTTGGTCAGGTACTCGTGCAGGATATTTATGGTGTGGGTGAACGGCACGAAGATGAGAACCTTGTGGCTAGATTCATCAATCACTTCTTGAATAACAGATAGCCTGTTGGATACATCGAATTCCACAACTTCTTTATCGTCGGTGTAGACCGCACCACCGGATAGCTGTAGAAGCTTGTTAATGTTTACCGCTGCGTTGACTGCACTAATCTGCTCCCCACCGGCAGTGATCGCCATGTTCTTCTTGAGTTCGTTGTAGAACTTCTGTTGCTGGGGGGTGAGAGGTGCTTCTCGGTAGGTATGGGTAACTTCCGGTAGGTCAAGGCACTGCTCTTTTGTGAACCGCACTGCTGGCTGGAGCATGTCAAACACAACATCTTGGGCGTTGTCTTTGGGCATCCATCGGAACCGACCCACATTAAACATCACCATATCCCGATACCGCCCGAAAAACTGAGGCGCTCGGTCTGGCACACAAAGCTTGGCGATGCCGTATGCGTCTAGGGGGGATTGTGCCGCAGGGGTTCCCGTCATCATCCACAGCCAGCGGTTTGAGTCCAACAGTCGCTTCATGGACTTCCAGCGTTTGGTCTGCACGTTCTTATATGCGTTGGCCTCGTCGATCACGATGAGGTCGAAGTTGTTCTCTTTTATCTCTTGCTCAACGATCTCAACCCCGTCGAAGTTGATGATGACGTACTCGGCGTTACCTTTGATGATTTCTTGCCGCTTGTAGCGGGGGCCGTAGGCGATGTCCACACTGCGATGCACAGCAAATTTGAAGAGGTCGGCTTGCCATGCGGATTGCATGATTGAGAGGGGGCAGACAATCAAGACTCTACGGATGAGCCCCTGTTGCATGAGGTAGTCTGAAGCCCAGATGGCAGAGGCGGTCTTGCCTGTACCCTGCTCGTTAAAGCAGAAACTGCGTCGGTGTAGTGTGAAAAACTCTGCGGTTACTTCTTGGTGTTGCATGGGCTTGAACAGCCCAGGCCAATCGTATTTGGTTGATATGGGGGAAGGAACGTTCTTCATGCGCAGTGCTTTAAGCAGTTGCGCGTTTTCCACAGTCCACTCCACCTGCACTTCCGAGACTTCGCCTCGGCGCAGAACCCGACTATCTTTAATGCTGTTGGTTACTTTTTCTGGGTACTTGGTTCGGACTATCAGGTATTTGTTATCGACCGTTTGCATTCTTGGGGGTGTTCCGTTTGACGCTACGGTCGGAGTTCCGCTTGAAAGAACGGTTGGTGCTAGGCGCAACAACTCGGAGGTTAGACTTTCCGTTTGACCCGCCTTTTGAGAGGGGGGTAACGTGGTCGATGTCTTTTCCTTCTCGTCGGTCGGCTTTGCCGTTGTTGTTCTT